ACGAGGGCATGATGACACAAGGCTAGAGAGGCCCAGCTCGAAAGAGCGCCCATCGGTTGTCCACAGGTGTATCGCACCCACTCTATCCCTTCTTTACGAAGGTCCTTAGGGGAAAGAAAGGTTCGATCAGTCATGAGAGCCATCCACAAATCTGCCCCTTTTCTCCCAATCAGAGGTTCGAGAACCTCACGATACAGGATAGAAGGAATCAGATCCGTCGCAGACTTTAGATCATAGGAGTAAATCTCCTGATGACCCTTAGCCGCGAAGGCGTCGACGGCCTCTTGCTGACCGAATGTTGCGTCATTTGGATTCTTCCGCAATAGCGAGAAAATATACTCGTGAAGGGGTTTTAACCCCACTTGCGTGAAGTAATCACAAATGGCGACAACCCTTACCTTCCCCGCAGGTTCAGGTATTGAGTGAAGGCGACCGGTCAATGGTTCAGAATACGAGAAGCGTGTGGGATGGATCCCTGCCTTAACAAAGGCTTGCAGATCCTCGTAAAAGGAATCCCAGAAGGTTTCTGTAAAGTTACCCTCCAGGTCCCGATACGAATCTGCAAGTCCCCCATTTTTTAGATGGGGGCCCAATGTTTTGAGCAAGGCGTCCTTCCCCATAGCCTCAAGTATCTTTTCCAGATACGGTTGTGAAGGTCGAGTAGCGTACTCGTCAGTTTCTATCTTCCCAAGAAGTCGTAAAAACGTTGGATCCAATCTCTTGGATTTACCGTCATACTCCTTCATGAGTCGTAGGACTAACGAATGCCGCCTACTCGATATCACATCGTGCCAGTTACGAGATTCCTCAGTAACTTTATCTAGGAAAGTCAGAAGGGCTTTGTCGCCCCATAACTGGAACCACTCTCGAGGGTAGTGGCGGTTAGCCGCTGCCCAAGCTAGTGAGTCCCGGTAAATGGATTGCATAGCACAGGAGGCATTAGCCCCCGCACTTGCAATGAGGTATCCCTCATACGACTCATACTTCCAAGCTGGAAGCATAAGATCGTTAGAGGTTTCCCAACGAGCAAAGAACCCATCTGTACAATCCATGATGAAGGCTGAGAAGTCGCCAGTATCTCCCTTAAAGGGAGGGGCCTGGATGGTAGACAGCGGGGATTTCCCATGCGGACCCCACATCACCTTATAGGTGTTGAGGAGAGACGCATACAGCCTCACTTGATTGTGAGAGCCGTGCCGTAAACTTTTCCGGACCCCTTCTGAAAAGAAGGCTGGTAACCCACCTCGTAATCTAATACGATGCCCTAACTCAGTTAACTGAGCTGGAGTGACAGGATTACCCCCGACATAAGAGTAAAGACAAAAGAGTGAAATCTTAAGTCTCGAAATTGTGAAGGCTGGGCCATTATGGCGAAGCAAGGTCTGAAGGTGTTGGATGAGCGGAATTAACTGCTCTATCCTTCGCCCCGGGCTCTTGATATCTAAATAATGTAGGACCTCTCGGCCCCACATCATTAGAAGTCCCATGATGTTTCCATCATTGACTCTGACCGTTTCTCCTTCGCCCCAGGGAGCATTCTTGGAAATCCATTTACGGAGATCCGTGAATTCCCTCCATGTGGCCTTGGACCAGCCTGTAGGCATCTCTGAACGAGTGCCTGCCGGCTCGGCAAGGTAGCGCTGTAATCGGCCTCGACTTCGAAAGTTAGCTTTCGCTGACCTAGAAGGATCGAAGCAGAAAATAGCGTCATCCACACCAATCCTATCCTCCCCTTGGGGGGGAGTTTTGGTTGGAACCGGTTTCCCGGTACCGGGACGGCAGACTACAAT